GATCCAGGCCAGTAGTTGCTCCATGTTGTTTTTCCAGTGACGCTAGAAACATACTCACATCCTTGAAATACGCCTAGATGACTAACAGTTCCACCAGCAGCGTTAGCTGTATGGTCGATATATCCAGAAGCAAGAGGAATAACCAATTGTCCGTGATAGATCTTGTCACTGTTGTCAGAGGCAATTTCGTAAGGAGTATATCCCGTAAGGCCAGTGGAATTAGCTCCTCCACCTAATTTACTTAGGGGGCGAAGACCAAAACTTCCATTTGAATTAGCCATTTAGTTTTCTCCTAGTCCTCTTTTTGAGGACCTCCAAAAGTTACACTTGAACTCCTATCAGGTCTACTGATAGGCATTGCTGGATGTTGTTCACGAGCTAACTCGTTATCAACAGCCGTCATTTGATCCCGTGTTTGACCACGGAAATAAGCATTTCGCGACTCAACAACTTCTTCAGGAACTCTTGCTAAAAGTAATCCCCCTACTCCAATAACTCCTGCATGTTTACCATCGTCAACAGTAGGAATATCAAAATCTGGGTATTCTTCTCCACGAACCAACTCATATCCCTCACGAGATCTAGCTGATACGTTTTTACGATCATCAAAGCCCATTACACTTTCCCTAATCCAACGGTGTTTATAACCTTCGGGTGGGGGAGGCGCATCTAACATTGATGGCGGTCTCCAAGGTTCCTTGCGTGCTTCTTTAACACGTGTCTGATTGTCGCGGGGCGTCCTAGGTGTCTTCTGGCGAGTAGTGGTCTCTTGTTTCATGATTAACTCCTTATTTTACGTATTTAGCGTATTCTTCAAGTGGTACATTTAGCTTTTTCGCAATAGCAACTTGAGAAGGCGTTAATCGCACTGTTTTACGTCCACCTCTATTGCGGGATGCGGAAGTTTCGGCTGACGCAACCTTTTTACTTCCACCCGTTTTAGGCTTTGCTCCAAGTTTATGTGGAAACTCAGCCATAAGTCTTTTGTCAAGCTCAGAATAATACTCATCTGACTGCGGGTCAAATTTTTCATCCTCAACTAACCGTCTGTGAACCCCAAAAGCGGCATATGTCATAACTTCATCGTTTCCAAACCACTCATTTCGAGAAGCCCAGTCTTCTGCTTTCGGATCCGCCTGTGCCGGAGCTTGTTGTTGAGGAGGAGGAGCCGCTACGGGAGCTTCTACTTTTTCCTCAACTTCCTTAACAGGCTTTTTAATTTTGCCTTTTTCTACAGCAAGTTCTGATAAGGCTTCCTGTACCTCAACTATCTTTTCAACATCACCTGTTTCGTGAGCTTCTTTAAGAAGTTGTTTAGCTGCTTGTATTTGAGTTGTAACTCTTGTGTCAAACTCTTCCTGAAAACCTTTATCTAAAGAATCTAGACGTTTCTTTAGTTCCTCGTTCTCATTCCTAACGTTTTCAGCATATTGAACAGCAGATTGTTTCTGACGTTCTTCTTCACGCATACGTTTGGTAAGTTTATCAATACGAGACTTAACACCAGAACTATACTCATCTAATTCGGATTCGTCCGCTGGCTCTTTTATTTCAGGTGGGTTTTCTGCAACTTCCTCTTTAGTTTCTTCTGAGGAAGCCTCAAGGTCTACTTCAATTTCAGACTCGTCAGAGTCTCCTATATCAATTTTCTTTTCTTCACTTATATCCATAGCGTGATCTCCACGTGTTAATTCTATACATGTTTAATGTCATCGGGATCCATGATTGTAGCTATAACTTCGTCATCATTTATAATACGAACTTCGCCACCATCAATTTTAAATCGAGCACCAGCATATCTGCCAATACATATCCAATCACCTTTTTTACACCAAGGCGAAGCGTTTTCTCCAAACTTATTAGGATCTTGATACGCTAATGGACCAACCTTTAAAACATACGCTACAACAGTAGCCAATGCTTCACGGTCACGGATTTGATCTGGGATTAAAATACCACCATCACTGGTTGCTTTACCCGCATATGGCATAACTAATATACGCCATCCAGTGGGTTGAGGTAGTCTTTCACTTAGGGAAACATCTAACAAAGAAGGATCGAGAACTCTCTCATCTTTTTTAACGTAAGCACTCTTTTTTTTCTCTTTCTCTTTCTCAGCTACATGTTCTGGTACATATAGTTTTTTAGTCATTCTTTCTCCTGTTGTTCTAAGAAGTCTTTAATTTCTTGCTCTGCATATTCAAGCCCTTTTAACTCACCTACTAATTCTCTGTAGGCTTCTAAGTCTTTAGGTCTACCGTGAAGGATAGCATCCTTTGTTAGTTCTGCACGGCCTTGAATTGATTTTAGGACGTTATAGGCAAACGTAGTAGGGTCTGCCATTAAAACGTACCTTTAAAATTTTTTGTTTTAGCTGTACTTTCCTTTATCTCTTTAGGGGTAGGTATACCTAAAATATTTCCCACTCCCATCGCTGCTTTATTTGCCCCTATAGCTTTTTTAAGAGCAGCTGGATCACTTTTAGCAGATCCGCCTTTATTATAGCCAAAGCTGTATCCTTCATCATTAGGTACAACAGAAAAAGTTCCGTCTGGGTTTTGCATAACCACAGTGCCACCGCCTTGTTGATCTTGTAGGGCCTCTGCTTGTTTCCTAGTTGCTACTTTACTAGGAAGTTTAGGAGCACCGCCCTCTTGAAAAGACATTCGGTCAGGCTTGTTTAATTCGTCAGAATAAGCTTGAGCTTCATCCTCTTTAACAAATTTAATATTATCTGGCATTAGAATACCCTCGTTTTTTTGGCCATACCGCCATCGTTTTTATTCATGAAATTAACTGTTTCAAAACCTTCTTCAGTAAGAACTTTTATAGGTTTATTTTTAGGAAACAATTCAGGATTATTTTTAATCTTTTTTTCAGCCCTATTAAGTGTTTCTTTTCGTGTTCTAGCAGATTTTTTATTTATAATCTTGTTTATAATTTCCTTTGGTTTTCCTTTAAGCTTACCTGAATCAAGCCCTTGCTCAATATCTTTCTTCACTGCGGCTTTCATTCTTTCTGCACGTTCTTTACGCTGATCTTGAAAACTCATTAGAAAGTTCCTTTCCCATCGTTATCGTTAAAAGTAAAACCTTTAACTTGAGCGGGAGGAGTTCCTTGGATACGAGCCATTCCGCCATCTGCATAACCCATGATTTCAGCGTTACCACCTTTATTCATTTGTTTTGCTGTATTCATAAGGTTTTTTGCTCTTCCCTTAGAAATTCCCATTTGATCAGACATTTGTTTAATTCCAGCCATTTTACTCTCCTTGTTTTGTAATAACAGACTTTAAGTGGTTTTTCTAGTTCTTTTTTTTCTAACAGACTTAACCCTACGTGGTTTACCCGCAGGTTGCCCTAATCTTTTCTTTTGGGCGATTCTAGACTTCTTTTCAGAAGACGTAAGTTCACGGGCAGTTTTAGGTGTCTTGCTCGAAACTCGTTTACTTGGCCTACAATAAGGAGTTCCTCTTTTCTCTCCTTTTTTTCGACCACACGGCTTACCCGTTTTTACGTCAATCCAACCTTCTTTAAACCAACGTTTAAGAGATGCTCCTTTTTTAGTTTTACGAACAGCCATTAGAATACTTTTACTTTTCGACCACTGTGTTTAGGAAGAACAGCACCGCAGCCGTTTGTTCTAATAATACCGCCCGTTTTTCTTTTAGCTGATTTATTACCCCAGTTACTTGCTCCAACCTTTCTACACTTAGCAATTGCTCCAGACGCATAAGCAGAAGGAAAAACTTTGTACCTTGCTTTTACTTTACTATAACAAGCATCTTTAGTAGCCATAACTAATCCTTACTATAAAGGTTATCAAAAGTCACAGAAGGATCCATATAACTGCCATCACTCTCAGCATTATGCATCCATTGACTTGGTTTAAAATCAGGCGCTCCTTCACCAGTTTCCCAAAGAGCGGGACTTGTTGTTCTAACTCTATTATTAGGCAATGCGATAATGTTTCCCGTCCAACTGCCAGCATCTGTTAACTCAATAACATGACTCTGCTTATGTTGCGCTGGATCGTCAGCAATATCTGATTCTGTGTAATCAACTGTAAACATATACTTGCCTGTATAAAAATCTCCGTCAATCTTACAAATCCAAGGACTTGAACTAGTTCTATCATACTTAATAACAGAATGATAGTGAGAGCTACAATCCCACGGTTGAGCATGGTGTGTGACCATTCTATCTGGCCACTCATCTAAAGGGGTATCGGCAACTAAAGCCGTTATAGGCATTCTAGCCCACATAGCCCCACCATGAACATTTTCCTCGTCCGTATCGTCACTTTCGCATCCAGTAAATATCAACTGAAAACTTAAACACCTATCTGGAACCGTATTAACTGCAATTGCCATGGCATGAAGATATTCTCCATGATACTTCTCATGATTATGCGTAAATTCTCTTCGCACCCAGCATTGAAAATGCGGGATGTTGCTTTGTAGATAAGGCATTAAGCTCTTTTAGAACTTTTTTTAGAAGCTTTTTTCTTAGCTATTGCTGTTTGAAGTTTTAGAGGAAGCTTTTTTTGTTTAGCTGTTAGCACACCACCTTTGGCATAACCTTTTTTCTTCATGCCCGCACCGCCTTTGGCATAACCTTTTTTCTTGCTCATGCCTCCGCCCATCATTTTCTTACGAGTTCCACCTTTTTTCTTCATCATAGTCTTTTTCCTTAATTATTAAATTTTAAATTAGCACTTCCATCTCTTCCTAGCTTGCCGTAGTCTGCTATTAGGGTTCTTAGCGGCTTTAGGAAATTTCTTCATCTGACCAGCGGATCTTGCACAATAGGACTTACGCCTATTAGCTGCTTTGGACCCTTTCTTCACTTTTCCAGTAACTGCGGTCTTTAACTTAGATCCTGGATTTTTTTTACGATAGGCTTTTACCCCTTTGGCCGTCATTCCCGCTCCACTTTTGGTAGGGCGGTAGTTTGCTCTTTTTCCTTTAGTAGTTCTTTTAATAGGGTTTTCTCTTTTTCTTTTTCTTGCCATGACGGTGTTCGCCTATCCCATTCGTTTCACGTGAAACAATCAAAAAACATTTTCCACATTGTCTACTCCTTATTCACCACGTCCAGCGGTCCCTTGATTAATCCTTTCCAGATTAACATCGGCTCTTAATAAAGCTATATCTTCTTGGGAATCTATTTTATCTCGAGCTAGTTCTAGTTTATTCTCTTCCTTACCTTCTTCAAACTCTTGTTTAACTGCAAATTCACCAGCCTTACGCTCAATGTCCATGGCCTTAATGTCTAGTTCCTTTGCACGTAGTTCAACTAAAGGATCTACTTGACCTTCAGGAGGTGGCATAAGGGCAGACATAACTTCTTGGGTGTACTGAGCGATTAACTGAGCTACTTTAGCTTCAACATCCATAGGTTCTGGTTGCATTCCCATTTCCGCTGCTTGTTGACCTTTTATAGTCATTTCCGCCATTGCCACACCCCTAGCTTTAAGTGCTATGTGCTCACATAAATGAGCTTGTAGAAGGCCAAATATAGCTGGGGTAGTAGAAGGTATAGGAGTCATCATAAAGGCTATGTGCGCTTGAATATGAGCGTCATGATCCTGTGTAGGAAAGGCTTGAAGCATTTCCTGTATCACAGATCGTGCATTCTCAATACCTGGATCTACAGGTTGAGGAGCAGTTGGTGGTGGTAGCACTGCTTCTATGTTTTGAACGCCTATTGCCTCATATATACGCTTATAAGCCTCATACATGTTGTGCATTTGAGGATTAGTTTGGGCAAGCTCTAATTGAGTCTGAGCTAAAGCCAATCTTTGCGACATTGAAAAAATATTTGGGTCCGAAACAGGAATTACATCAATGCGGTCATCGAAATCAGCTTGCTTTATACTGGCATCCGCTCCATGGACGTTATAAGGGTACGTAGGAGGTAAGGATTCCGAAAATATTCTTGCCAACATTTTAAATTCTTGTTTTTGAGCATAGTGCATCCGCTTATGTATGGCTGACATAACTTTAGATCCACGCTCAAGCAGTGCAACAGTAGTTCCAACGGCGGCGCCTTGGTTTCCATCACCTACTTGAAGGTCTGCGATAGCTGCAAATCGTCTTCCAGCATCTACAACAAAACCTAGTAGTTGCATTAATGTCTGGCTTGGTTCTTTGTAGGGTAACGGGAGGATGCTGTCTCTAAGAGCGCCACCAGGAACATCAATATCGCGAAACTCACCAGGAGAAAGAGGTTCATCAGCATCACGAATCCTAATACCCCTAGCTTTAAAGCCAGCAGGAAGGTTAGCGAGAGTACCTGCATCGATTAATTGCCTCAAAATAGAAGTTGCAGAGCGACCTAGCCCTCCAATCATGTGTAAAAGCCCAAAACCATAAAATCCTAGGCCGGGAAGGAACTTATAATGAGTAAAATATTGTATTTTTTTGTAATATTCGTCATTTTCAGCCCAGTTTCGTCTAATTGACAGTATTTTTGAGCTTCCTTCGTCCAATGTGACAATATAAGGTAACTTAATACCTGTCATTTCGCCATCTAAAGGGTTTTTATGCTCAAAACCTTCTAAATCAAGGTCTATATGCATCTCCAATAGGGTGCAATCGTCACTATCAGAGGTTTTAGAGATGCCCATAAGCTCTCTTTCTTTACTGCGAAGCTCATCCTCAGTCTCATAGGGCTGTAATTCAATGTCTCTGTAAAATCCAGCAGCCTGAAACTTACGAACAGAGTTCTCAGACATACGAGTAACGTGTGTAATACGAGATGCGGAGTATAAATCAGTTGCATTGTATGGAACAACCAAGTCATCGGCTGCCACAAATCGAGAAACAGCACGATCTAGTATATCATCAAAATATGTTTTCTTAAAAGCACTTCCAGCAAGAGGAAGATAAAACAATAAACGATCCATCTCTGGATCAAATTCTTCCATAACATTAGTTATCTGGTAATTCATAAAGCTGGAAACACGTTGTGACTGAGCTTCAACCTCTGGTGTAATCGCACCAAGTATCAATGTTCTGACGGGACCAGAAGCTGGAAGTAATTCTTTATAAGCTTGTGCTTGAAATTGTGTAACAGCTTCGGCAATAACTGGATGGGTAACACCACTTGAACCTCTAAAGGGTTCTTCTCTGTCTTCGTATTTAACACCTAGTAAATCTAACCCACTACGATAGGCGTCTTCCCACTCATCACGGCTGGTTTTATCATCCTCGTAATAATCGATAAGTTCTGAAGAGATATCCATTAAATCACGTTCGTCTAAGAGTTCCGCTAGATTAGCATCTTGGTCAGCCATCAACTCTTCTTGGACCATTTCTTCAAAGCCTAAAACAACAGAACCATCTTCTTCCTCAGTAATGTCTGTCGGCTCCTCAATAACCTCAATCTCTTCCGAATATAAATCGTTTACCATTCCATCAAGATCTTTCTCAAGATCATCAGGAACACCTTGAGCGGGCATTGCGCCATCAATAAGAGATATGGGTGTATCAGCCATTATTTACTCACTTTCTTAAATTTTTCAAAAGTACGAAGGCCGCCCAATCCCAACATGCCCATCAGAACAGGCATCATTTCTCCCAGATCCATTCTAGGAAGTTCTACAAGATAACCTGTTTGAGCTAATATAAAAACTAAAATTGGTTGAACCACGTATGAATAACATAACGCAATCCCACAAGACCATCCAATAAAGGGACGCCAGCCCGCAACAAACACACTTCTATGGCCAGCTTCTGTTTTATTTATGTCTAGCTGCGCTAAATCGATTTTTGCCAAACTGTTGGTAAGTTGTTTTTCAATATCGCGTTCTGCTTTCGCCCTTTTTTCTTTGTCTTCGGGTAAAAACCTTCCGATAACATCCGTAACGGCAGGAAGAACTGCTGTAATCAATCCCATCATGTTTAACACCATCTTTTGTTATCTATACGTTGTACCACATTTAATTTTATAAGCCAAGTTTTCACTCTTTTATACTGGGGTGCGAACCATTATGCATTTTTTTTAATGTGGTAACATCATTTAACGCAGTTGTTAGCTCCGCCCTTATTGTAGCTATTTCCCTTGCGGCCTTATCTCGTTCAGTAGGGGATAACATACTTGCAAGCACGCTCACTCGTTGGTCTGTCAACTCTGCCTTGTCCACTCGAGTATCCAAGACGCGAAGGCGCTTTTCTACATCGGCCAAAACCTCTTGAATGCTTTTTACCTGATAACGGACCACGGCAAATGCACCTGCAAGACTAGCGAAAGTGGAGCCAAGGCTAATCAAAAGTTTAGCATCGTACTCCATAATTTTAAAGTATGCCTTTTTCCTTTAGGATAAAACCAATAGCACC